GACAAAAAGAATTAATGGTGGTTTTCTTGGTCTTCAAGATCGAATTAATCATTATAATTATGCAATAAAAATTTTAGAAAATAATTTATGGCCTAATGATTAAAAATTTTTGAAAAAATTAATAGTACATTTTAGACTTCAAATTAAAGGATAAAATTTTTCTTGGTATTTGACTTCTATTAGGTTTCGTATAATGATATATTGATGATGGAAAAAAATTAAACTTCCTTCTTGAATGTTTGGAGGTGCATGATCTATAGAAGCACCATTTAAAAAGTTTTTAAATGGTGCTGTAAAAAAGGTTGGAGTATGTGCTTTTGAATCATAATCAATGTAGCATACAGCACTATATCCTGAATTTCCATGCGTGTGAGAAGAATGACAATCACCATAGTTTGAAACTTCAAACCAAGCGGATGTTAAATCTAATTCAAATGAATTGTCAATATCAAATTTATTTTTGAACATCATAATTTCTTCATGAAAGATAAGTGAAATTTCATTCGTGTATTCTAATTTTGGATTTTCAATTGAAGAAAAGTAGTCTGTTGCACAATCATCACCATTATCTAAAATACAATATTTTTCATGCAGAGCAAAAATATCATTTAATTTTTTTCTTTTTTCATTCCAATTTTCACATTGAATTATAACTATTGGAACATAAAACATATTATAATGAATCACATTCATCCTCTCTTTAAAATATATCGTTTGCATTGAATAAGTGTTGTATAAAAACAACGCACCAAAAATCTTGACAAAATCATAAATTATTTATACAATGAATATGTAGTTTCTTAGAAATTTTTTATGTAAATAAAGGAAGATTTAAAAATGAGTGATCACGTAAGAGGGGCAATTTTAGTCATCGTCATAGTATTTTTAATATCATTAGTAGGATCATGGTTAACAATTATGGCAGTTAATACGCTTTTTGATCTAAATATACCTATAACATTTGAAACAATCATTTCAATAACTTGGTTAACAATGACATTAAAAGGCATTTTTTCAAATAACTTAACCGTAAGCCCAAAATGAAAAAACTCATAGCAACATTTCTAGCTACCGCTAGTTTAACCGCTTATGCTAATTTTGAAGAATTAGTATATGGTAAAGTTTTATCTGTCGAGCCTTTAGTTCAAACAACATATCATCGAGTGCCTCAACAATCATGTAATATTACAATAGAGGGCGAAAGACAAATTGAAAGATGTAAAAATTACACCGATCAAATTTTTAATCAAAGAATTACAGGATACCGTGTAAAATTTGAATATCGTGATAGTGTTCAAACTGTAATTATGCGGCGTGATCCTGGAAGTCATGTCACAATAAAATCAGTTACAAAACTTTATGTTTTGGAGTAAACATGTATTTTTCATATATGGAGCTGAAGGTAGTAAGGCTACTGAACGCGCTGAATACATATTAAAAACAACTGGATTTTTGTATAAATTGTTTTATTTAGATAAGGACTATACAAGGGCACAATTAAATATTCTAATACCAGGAACAAAAGTTGTTCCACATATATATCATAATATGAAATATGTTGGTACAACAAAAGAATTATATGATTATCTTTATAACGAGGTGAAAGAGCGTGAATATGGAGAAGAGAAGAATGACAACGACCAATCTGAATAAAAATAAACTACCTCAATACTCAACATGGGGTGAAGAAGATCGAGCAATATTTCGGAGTTGGCTCAAATCGTTGCTAAAAAGCAACATTGTAAATTTGACATTTCGAAAGAACGATGGTACAATGAGAGAAATGAGATGTACTCTACGGAATGAATACTTGATTGAATCCAAATCAACTGAACCAAAGAAACCTCGCAAAGTGAGCGAAGATTCCATTGCAGTAATTGATTTGGATAAAAATGAATGGCGATCTTTTAGGTACGACTCAGTGAAACGGATTAATTTTACTATAGAATAGGAGTAAATTGTGGCCAATCCAGGCATTGATGTAAAATATATTGGTGATGAGCCCACCTTTTCAAATTTTGAGATGTTGAATGAATTGGATCAACGCATTGCAATCTCAAAAGCATTCAACTGGTATTCGTATTTTTATGGCAATACTGAAGCAAAAGAATTTATTCTTGCGTACTCAAAAACCATTGGTCGATCCAAAGAAGAGTTATCATCCATCAATTCATTGCCTGATAATGCATTTAACAAGCAAGCTGGTTGGATTGCAAGAATGATGATTCGCGGTTTGACACCGACTCCACGTTTAAAAAGTTATTTTGTGGATCACTATAAACAATTGTTGACTATGGCGAAACCACAACCGATCGTTACAGAAGTTGCATCGATGACTTCAGTTGTCAATGTTCAGCAACGAATTCAAGATAAAGCATCCGAACACACAGGTGAGATTGAAGGCTTGCTTGACGATTTCATGCTCGGTGGTTGTAAAGATCCTTTCAGTGTGGAAGCGTATCTTAAATCAAAAAATGTTACAGCAATTGTAGCAAGTAAGATTTGCGAAAAGTTTGTGCCTAAAGCAAAAGAAATTTCTAATGCACTAACGGATAAAGAGTTGGCCGAAGGTTACAGCAACTTTACCAAAGTCCAACTCAAGCGATATCGTGACATGCTGGATGCTATCGTTGAGCAATGCAATACCTTTTCTCAGCAGAACAAACCTGTTCGGAAACTTCGTAAGAAGAAAGAGAAGTCTCCTGATGTTCTAGTCTCAAAGATGAAATTTCTTCAAGAGGATGGTGCATTCAAAAGTCTAGCACCAGAAAAAGTGATTGGTGCAAATCAATTGTGGACATACAATGTAAAGACAAAAGTTCTTGCAGTATATCATTCCGACAATGCAAAGGGGCTGACAGTAAAAGGTAGCACACTCCAGAACTTTGACGAGAAAACATCTATCGGCAAACGATTACGAAAGCCTGAAGTAATGTTGCCAAATGTACTAAGTTTTAGTAAAGTGAAGTTAAAGAAGATCATGGAAGAGTTAACAACAATGGAATTAAACTTGACAGGAAGAATGAATGATGATACACTGATTCTTCGTGTGGAGAAATAAATGTCTATTTTAAATGATGAAGATAAAGATTTCGTAGAGCAATGGATTCGGAATTTAGATTCTGAAATTCGATTTGGTGTGAAAAGTGATTACGAAAAAGCTCAAATGAGATATATGATTATTATTTTAGAAAAGATTTTATATAATGATATTAATTGACTTAAATCAAGTAATGATTTCCAATTTGATGATGCAAATTGGTCAAAATAATAGCCAAGTAGATGAGAATCTAATTAGACATATGATTCTCAATAGTCTTAGAATGTATAACGTCAAGTTTCGTGAGGAGTTTGGCGAAATCGTCATATGTGCTGACGATAAGCAATATTGGCGTAAAGATTTTTTTCCTTATTATAAAGCAAATCGTAAAAAAGCTCGTGAAGCTTCATCATTAAATTGGAATTTAATTTTTGAAATCTTAAATAAAGTTCGCGATGAATTAAAAGAAAATTTTCCGTACAAAGTAATACAAGTCTCTGGAGCAGAAGCTGATGATATTATCGGCGCATTATGCCATAAATATGGCGTAGAGACATTACTAAATGAAAACATGGAAAAAATTTTGATTTTATCAAGTGATAAAGACTTTTTACAACTACAAAAATTTATCAATGTATTTCAGTATAGTCCAACGATGAAAAAATTTTTGATTGAATCTAATCCCAAAAAATTTTTACAAGAACATATAATTCGTGGAGATGCAGGCGACGGCATTCCTAATTTTCTTAGCAATGATGATTGTTTTGTTAACGAAACTCGACAAAAACCAATAACGATAAAAAAGTTAAATACATATATAGGTAAAAATCCAGAAGATTTTTGTGACGAAATAATGCTTAAACATTATCGAAGAAATGAACAACTAATTGATTTATCTAAAGTACCTAATAATATTCAATTAAAAATTTATGATGCATTTGAAAATAAATCTAATTATGGTAAAGACAAATTGCTAAACTACTTTATAAAACATCGAATGAAGTTGATGATACAATACATACAGGAATTTTAATGGATATTTCAAAATGGACAGTGCCCGAGATGTTAAAACACATTTCAGAATTGCCTGCAAAAGATCGTGGATTAGCGTTGCATAAAATTGCAGGGCTGAAACCCTATTTGCAAAACATCTTACAAATTACATATCACAAAAATTTTATATTTACTCTTCCTGAAGGTGATCCTCCATATAAGTCTACATCTATTCCTGTAAACATGGGTGTGAATAGGCTTCCACATGAAATGAGGAAATTTCGTTATTTTATAAACAATAATGAACTTTCTCAAAT